GGCCTCTGGGCCTCGCCCGGCGGCAAGACGCCCGAGGCGACGTTGTACTCATCCCTGCTGCGACTCATCCGGGCCAAGGGGAAGGACGCACGGTTCACCAAGGTCGCCCGGGGCCAGTTCGCCCTGGCGGCGAAGTAGGAGGCCAACCATGACCACGACGAAAACGCATGTCGCGGATGCCATCCGCTACGTCACCGCCGCGATGCAGAAGGAGATCAACAACGGCGACCGCTCGACCGAGATCGACGCCGATGATCTGATCGACGTCCTCCTGGCCATCGCCGACGAGATCGACCCGCCGTTCAATTCGACCGAACCGAAGCCATGAACCCGCACCCAACACCACGCCCCGCCAAGACGCGGGGCGTGGTTCATTCCCCGGAGATCATTCCATGACCAAGAAATTGATCCCTGCCGTCGGCTACGCCCGGCGCAGCACCGACATGCAGGAGCGTTCCATCCCCGACCAGCAGGCCGCCGTCGAACGCTGGGCGGCCGATCATGGACATCGCATTCTGCGTTGGTTCATCGACGACGCGGTGTCCGGCACCAGTGCCCGGGGCCGCGACGCCTTCGAGCAGATGATGAAGGCCGCCGAGAACGGCCGCGACTTCGAGACGGTGCTCTGCTACGACATCTCCCGCTTCTCGCGCGGCGGCACCAACGAGACGGGCTTCTACCTGCACCGCCTGCACCTGGCCGGCGTCGGCGTGGTGTTCACCGCCGAGGGCATTCCCGAAGGCGACGAGGGCGAACTGATCCAGGGCGTGAAGTCCTGGCAAGCCCGCCAATACTCGATCAAGCTGGCTCGCGATTCGATTCGCGGGCAGTTGTCGAACCTGAAGGAACGCAAGTCCGCTCCCGGCGGCCAACCGCCGTACGGCTTCGACAAGCAGCACCTGACGCCCGACGGCAAGGTGCTGCGGACGCTGCGCTGGCAGCCCGACAACACCAAGCTGGAGATCGCGCCCGACGGCACCGTCATCCGAACCATCGCCAGCGACGTCTACGTCGCCAAGGCCAAGGGGGACATCGTTCGCCTCGTGCCCAGCACGCCGGACCGGGTGCGGGCGATTCAGCGGATGTTCGACCTGTGCGTGCGGGGTTACGGCTACCGCTGCATCGCGGAGCGAATGAACGAAGAAGGCGTCCCGAGCATGTTCGGCCGACACTGGAACATGTCGAACATCGCCCAGATGCTCCGCAACCCGGTCTACTGCGGATCGCTGGTCTACAACAAGCGGACCGAGGGGAGCCTGTTCGGCATGAGCGCGACCGGCACGCTCAGGCCCAAGAAGGGCAAGCGCGGCAGCTTCAAGAACGCCAGCGAGGATTGGGTGATCGTCCCCGGCGTCCATGAGCCGCTGATCTCGCAGGAGACGTTCGACGCCGCCCATGCCGCGATGGCCAAGCGGCGGTACGCGGGCGGCAAGGCCCGCTCGGTGCGGCGGACGCTGGTCTCGACGCTGCTGGTGTGCAAGCGCTGCGGGTCGAGCTTCACCACCGTACGCGACACCCGCCGCAAGCCCGAGTTTGGCCCGCCCTACCGCCATTACACCTGCGCCGGCTACCACCGCTACGGCAAGAAGGTCTGCGGCCTGGTTCGCATCCCTGGCTCCGCTCTCGACGCCTTCGTGCTAGGCCTGATCCGCCAGGCAATCCAGGGCGACGCCAAGACAAGGAAGCAGGCCATCGACGCGTTCGTCAAGGCGATGGCCCACCAAGCCGAGGCCCCGGACACGTCGGCGATCCGGCGGGAGATCGAGCAGCTCAACCGGCGAATCAAGACGACGGTCACGCTCCTGGCCGATCCGACCTTCGAGGGGATCGACGATCTGCCCGCCGTGTTGGCCGACCTCAAGCGGAAGCGGGACGCCCTGCAAGGCAAACTGAACTCGACCGAGGCGACGGCCCCGCCGCCGCTGACGCCGGAGCAACTGCGCGACTGGGCCAACGAGCAGTTCGACAAGCTGGAGCGGATGGCCGACAAGGAGGAGGTCGACCTGGCCGACCGGCAGTTGGTCGAGGCGTTCGTGCAGCGGATCGAGATCAACCCGGACGCCAGGACGGGCGTGGTGGTCCTGCACGCCGACTTGCATTCGGTCCTCGCGTCCACACGGGTACTTGGAGGGGACGACCCGCAGACGGACGAGAGTGCCCGCAGCCTGAGCCAGTGTGCCACGCGGGAGAGCATCCTCGCGGGGGCGGTGCTGGGGTTGTCCGGGCCTGGCACCAAGATCTCGGGTATCATGCCCTGCACGGTCATCCGCCCCGGCGACATGGCCGACGCCATCCTCGACCGCGACCGTCACCCCGAGTGGAACGGCCAGCGGACGAAGCTCGTCTACTCGTTCCCGACCGACGAGGCCCTCTGGAAGCGGTATGCCGAGGTCCGCGCCGAGAGCCTGCGGCAAGGCAACGGCGGCGAGGAGGCGACCGCCTTCTACCGCGACCACCGGGCGGCGATGGACGAGGGGGCGGTCGTCGCCTGGCCCGAGCGGTTCAACCACGACGAGTTGTCCGCCATCCAGCACGCCATGAACCTGCGGCTGCAGGACGAGGCCGCGTTCTTCGCCGAGTACCAGAACGAACCGCTGCCGGCCGAGTCGGCCAGCGACGACGAACTGACCGTCGAACAGATCGCCGGCAAACTCAACCGGATGAAGCGTGGCGAGGTGCCGGTCGGGGTCAACCACGTCACCGCTTTCATCGACGTGCAGGGGAACTTGTTGTTCTGGGTCGTGGCCGGGTGGGAGGACGACTTCACCGGCTACGTCCTCGACTACGGGGCGTACCCCGACCAGAAGCGGCCGTACTTCACGCTGCGGGATGCCCGTCCCACGCTGACCTCGGTGATGCCCAGCGGCGGAGTCGAGGCGGCGATCTACGCGGGCCTGGAGACGCTCACGGGCCAGATCCTCGGCCGGGCCTGGCGGCGGGACGACGGTGCGGACCTGCGGGTCGAACGCTGCCTGATCGACGCCAACTGGGGCTCCTCGACCGACGTGGTCTACCAGTTCTGCCGCCAGTCGGCGCACGCCGGGGCGGTGCTGCCGAGCCACGGGCGGTTCGTCGGCGCGTCCTCGCAGCCGTTCAGCGAGTACAAGCGGCGGCCGGGCGACCGGGTCGGCTTCAACTGGCGGATGCCCAACGTCCAGGGCAAGCGGGCGGTGCGGCACGCGCTCTTCGACACCAACTTCTGGAAGTCCTTCGTCCACGCCCGGCTGGCGGTGCCGATGGGCGAGCGCGGCTGCCTGTCGCTGTTCGGCGACAAGCCCGAGACGCACCGGCTCTTTGCGGAACACCTGACCGCCGAGTACCGCGTCCGCACCGAGGGCCGGGGCCGCACGGTGGACGAGTGGAAGCTGCGGCCCGAGCGGAGCGACAACCACTGGCTCGACGGCCTGGTCGGGGCTGCCGTGGCTGCGTCGATCCAGGGAGCCATTCTGCCGGGGACCGGAGGCCGCGAGCCGGTCAAGCGCGGTCGCGTCAGCTTTCGCCAGTTGCAGAACAAATCGCGCCGCTGACCGACACCTCACTACAGAAAATCGTCCCCGGACATTTCGCCGCTTCCGGTAGCTCACCAGTAAGGGGAGCGCATTCGGAGGCAATCATGCCGGACGAGCTCGACGATGCCATCGAACAGAACGCGAAGGGGCCGGCCAAGGCGTCGGGTGACGCCGGCTCGGTCGAGCAGCACAAGCTCGCCGAGCAGATCGAGGCCGACCGCTACCTCGCGTCCAAAGAAGCTGCCAAGAAACCGACTCGCGGCCTGCGCTTCAACAAACTCGTTCCGCCGGGGGCCGACTGAATGTTCCGCTGGCTGGCCAACCTTTGGGGCACCACGCCGACGCGACCGGGTCGCGGCCGGGTCGTCCGCGTCGTGCGCGGCCGGTACGACGCGGCCGGCACGTCCGACGAGAACCGCCGCCACTGGGCCAACGCCGACGGGTTGAGTGCCAACCAGGCGAACAGCCCGGACGTCCGGCGGGTGCTCCGCAACCGCGCCCGCTACGAGGTCGCCAACAACAGCTACGCCAAGGGCATCGTGCTGACGCTCGCGAACGACGTCGTCGGCACCGGCCCGCGCCTGCAACTCTTGACCGAGGACTCGGAGGCGAACACCCGCATCGAACGTGAGTTCACGGCCTGGGCCAAGGCAGTCGGTCTGCCCGAGAAGCTCCGCACCCTGCGGATGGCCCGGGCGACCGACGGCGAAGCCTTCGCCGTTTTGACCAGCAACCCGCGTCTGCCAACGCCGGTGCAACTCGACCTGCGGCTGGTCGAGGCCGACCGCGTTTGCACGCCCGACCTCAACGCTGCCGCGGCGAACGCCGTGGACGGGATCGTCTTCGATCCGGCGGGCAACCCGGTCGAGTACCACGTCCTCAAGGACCACCCCGGCGACGGCTACCGGGCCGTGCGCGAGTACGACCGCGTACCCGCCGATTCCGTACTGCACTGGTTCCGTTGTGACCGGCCGGGCCAGGCCCGGGGCGTGCCCGACATCCTGCCGGCCCTGCCGCTGTTCGCCCAACTGCGCCGCTTCACCCTGGCCGTGATCGCCGCCGCCGAGACGGCCGCCGACTTCGCCGGCATCCTGTACACCGACGCCCCGGCCAGCGGCGAGGCCGACGCCGCCGAGCCGTTCGAGCCGATCGAACTGGAGAAGCGGGCACTCGTCACCATGCCCGGCGGCTGGAAGATGAGCCAGCTTCAAGCGGAGCAACCTTCGACCGGGTACGCCGAGTTCAAGCACGAGATCCTCAACGAGATCGCCCGCTGCCTCAACATGCCGTTCAACGTCGCGGCGGGCAACAGCTCGGGCTACAACTACGCGTCCGGCCGGCTCGACCACCAGACGTACTTCAAGGCGATCCGGGTCGAGCAGGTCCACCTCGAAGCCGTCGTTCTCGACCGCATCCTCGCGGCCTGGTTCGACGAGGCCGCGCTGATCCCTGGTCTGCTGCCCGACGACCTGGGGCCGTTCGTCACCTGGCCGCACCAGTGGTTCTGGGACGGACACGAGCACGTCGATCCCGCCAAGGAAGCAACCGCCCAGGCCACCCGCCTGGCCAACCTGACCACCACGCTCGCGGACGAGTACGCCCGCCGCGGCCTCGACTGGGAGGCCCAACTGCGGCAGCGCGCCAAGGAACTGGCCCTCGTCACCGCGCTGGGGCTGACCCCGGCGCAGGCCGCACCGACCCCGAACCCCGAAGAGGAGCCCGACGATGCCGTCGCCACGCCGGACGACTGACGACCACCCGCCGCGTCAACTGCGGCTGGAGGCCCCGACCACCCTCGACCTGGAAGCCGCCGGCGAGGGCGGGTCGACCCTGCCGCGCTTTCGCATGGTGGCCTACACCGGCACGCCGATGCGGGTCGCCGGCTGGCGGCACCCGGTGGTCATCGACCTGGCCGGGCTGTCGATCCCGTCGCAGGCCCGGCCCATCCGTTTCGGCCACGACCCGCTGTCCGGCGTCGGCCACACCGACGCGGTGCGGGTCGAGGAGGGGCAACTGGTCGCCACCGGCCTGGTCTCCCGCGACACGCCGGCGGCCCGCGAGGTCGTGACCTCGGCCCGCAACGGCTTCCCGTGGCAGGCATCCGTGGGGGCCGGCGTCGAGGAGTTCGAGTTCGTCAAGGACAACCAACAGGTGCTGGTCAACGGCCGCACCTTCACCGGCCCGCTCAACGTCGTCCGCAAGGCGACGCTCGGCGAGATCAGCTTCGTCGACCTCGGGGCCGACGGCCGCACCTCGGCCAGCGTCGCCGCCACCCGGAACCCCGACGGCACCGTCACGAGCGAGGACGACCACGACGAGGGCGACGCCTTCACCGTCGAGGCGGTGCGGTCCCAGGCTGTCGCCGAGACCAACCGCATCACGGCGGTGCGGCGGGTCTGCGGCGGGCGGTTTCCCGAGATCGAGAGCCAGGCCATCCGCGACGGCTGGGACGCCATGCGGACCGAGCTGGAGGTGCTGCGATCGACCCGTCCGCGCTCGCCGGGGATCGGCTCGGGTGACGGCGGCGTCAGCGGCGCGGTCCTGGAGGCGGCCTGCCTGTTGACCGCCAAGCTCGACGGCGTCGAACGCCTCTACCCGGAGCCAACGCTCGACGCGGCAGCCCGGCGGTTCCGCGGCGGCATCGGCCTGCAAGAACTGCTGCTCGAAGCGGCGTGGGCCAACGGCTACACCGGGCGGAACTTCCGCGACCACCGCACCGTCCTGCGGTACGCCTTCGGCCGGGGCATCGAGGCGGCGTTCTCGACGGTGGACATCGGCGGCATCCTGTCGAACGTCGCCAACAAGTTCCTGCTCGACGGCTTCTTCTCGGTCGAACGCACCTGGCGGAACGTCTGCGCCGTGCGGAACGTGTCGGACTTCAAGACGGTGACCAGTTACCGGCTCATCGGCAAGGACCAGTATGAACTGGTCGCACCCGGCGGCGAGATCAAGCACGGCACGCTCGGCAACGAGACGTACTCGAACCGGGCTGACACCTACGGCCTGATGCTGTCCATCGACCGCCGCGACGTGATCAACGACGACCTCGGCGCGATCACCACCGTGCCGCAGAAGCTCGGCCGCGGGTCGGGCCTGAAGATCAACGACGTGTTCTGGACGACGTTCCTGAACAACGCCGCCTTCTTCACCGCCGGCAACGCCAACTTCATCTCCGGGGCGACGACCGCCCTGGGGATCGATGGGCTGACCGCCGGCGAGGTGGCCTTCCTCGACCAGGTGGACGGCGACGGCAAGCCGATCGGCGTCATGCCGGCGATCCTGTTGGTGCCGACGGCGCTCTCGGCGATCGGCTCGCAGTTGTTCAAGTCGCTGGAGTTGCGCGACAACGCCTCGACGGCCAAGTACCCGATCACCAACCCGCACCAGGGCAAGTTCCGCGTCGAGGTGAGCCGCTACTTGGGCAACGCCAAGTACCCCGGCTTCTCGGCGAAGGCGTGGTACCTGTTGGCCGAACCGACGGATTTGCCGGTGATCGAGGTGGCGTTCCTGAACGGCCAGGAGGCCCCGACGATCGAGACGGCCGAGGCCGACTTCCACGTCCTGGGCGTCCAGATGCGCGGCTACCACGACTTCGGTTGCGCGTTGCAAGACCCTCGTGGCGGAGTGAAAGCGAAAGGGGAAGCATGAGCGAACTGGAACCAGCCTGCCCCCAGCCAGCTTCGTGTTTTTCTTCCGAGGAGCGCTGGGCAGACCTTCTGGACTTCCCGGATTACCAGGCGAGCGATCAGGGACGTATCCGGAGCCGCAAGTCTGGCGAGTGGAAAGTACTGCGGCCGACCGCGCACTCGAAGACCGGCTACCTGGTGGTCAGCCTTCGCGTCATGGGCCGGTACGTCGCGAGAAGCGTTCATCGACTGGTCGCGGCCGCTTTCCTGGGAGCAGCCCACGGTCGCGACGTGAACCACAAGAACGGGAACAAGCACGACAACGCCTTGCACAACTTGGAATACCTCAGTCGCGGGGACAACCACCGTCACGCCTATCGGACGCGGCTTCGGGAGCCGGTGGGCAGGCGGCTGACTGACTTGCAGGTGCGGGAAATCGTCAGCCTGCGTGGGGTGGTCCCACAGGCTGTCGTCGCCCGCAGGTTTGGCGTGAGTCGGGCGGCCGTCAGCCTGATCCAGAACGGGAAACGGCACGCAGTGATCTTGAACCACCGGAGGCAGACATGGCGCAGGTGATCTTCATCCACGACGGCGGCAGCATCGACCACATCCCGGTGGCCGACGTGGCGGCCGGGGACGTGGTCGTGCAGGGCGAACTGGTCGGCGTGGCCAAGCTCGACATCAAGGCCGGCAAGCTCGGGGCACTCGCCGTCGTCGGCGTGTTCGACTTCCCGGTCGCGTCGCTGACGGGCTGGGCGGTGGGCGACCTGGCCTACTGGGACAACACCGCCAAGGTCGCCACCGAGACGGCCAGTGGCAACAAGCTGCTGGGCAAGACGGTACTGGTCGACTCTCGGCCGGGCAGCCCGCACGTCCGCGTCCGGCTCAGCCAGTGAGGACGCCATGCCCGACCTGCTCCGCGCCGGCTCCGACTGGCTCGCCGAGATGCTCAAGGAACACGCCTCGCGGCCGGTCGTCTACCGCCGCGGGGTGGACGAGGTGGCGGTGCAGGCGACCATCGGGCGGACGCTCCTGAAGCTCGACGACGGCTACGGCGGCGTGCGGATGGAGTGGACCGACCGCGACTTCCTGATCCACGCCGCCGACCTGGTGCTGAACGCGGTCGCGGTCCTGCCCGAGCGGGGCGACCGGATCCGCGAGACGCAGGGCGGGAAGGTGTTCGTGTACGAGGTGATGGCCCCGGGCAAGGAGCCCGCGTGGCGGTGGTCGGACGTGTTCCGCAAGGTGTTGCGGATTCACGCCAAGCAAGTGGGGGTCGAATAGTGCCCGCGACGATCCTGGCCCTGGCCGACGCCGTCGTCGAGCAGCTGAACGCCACCGCGTTCAGCCAGCCGCTCGTCGCCGTGCGGCACTACCAGCCGTGCTTCGAGCTCTCGGAGATGACCGAACTGCGGGTCAGCGTCGTGCCGCGTTCCGTCGCCAGCAAGGCACTGGACCGCAACCGGGACAGCTTCGACTACCGCATCGACGTGGCGGTGCAACGCAAGGTCGAGCCGAGCGTGGAGAACCTCGATGCGCTCATGGAACTGGTGGAGGAGATCGCCGACCACCTCCGCGCGCACCCGCTGGCCGGCTTCCCGCAGGCCCGCTGCACCGAGGTGGCCAACGAGCCGGTCTACGCGATGGAGCACCTGGAGGAGTTTCGCCAGTTCACCAGCGTCCTCACGCTGACCTACCGC